AAATAAATAAACTAAAACTATGGCATTTTCAGTCGGATCTCTCGTTAATTACAACAACGAACAATCAACAGACTTGTTGGTTAAAGCATTGTTCAGCGGCAAAACTGCTGCTGCGATGTACGCTGCTAACCAAGTGCAGGTAGGTGTTAAGTCATCTGCTGCCTTGAACATTCTTGCTTCAACTGTATTCTTTCAAGCTGATGGCTGCGGATACAACCCAAGCGGAACAACTACCTTCACACAAAGAAACATCACCGTTGGTGCTGTGAAAGTTGAAGAAACTCTTTGCCCAAAGACATTGGAAGCAAAGTGGATGCAAACACAAATCATGCCTGGTTCACCAACAATGATTCCTTTTGAGGAGCAAATTGGTAACGAGAAAGCAGCCGTGATTGCACAAACTTTGGAAACTGCAATTTGGCAGGGTGATACCACTTCAGGTAATCCTAACATCAACCGTTTTGATGGTTTGTTGAAGATTATCTCAGGTGCATCTCCAACATTGGCAAACGCTGCCCCAACAACTTTCACAACTGTAACTTCTGCAAACATTGATGATATCTTGGATCAAGTTTATGCAAACATCCCTGCTGCCGTTGCAACCAAAACTGACTTAGTTTGTTTCTTGGGTGTTGACGCTTACAAGTTGATGTTGGTAAACTTGAAGAACGCCAATTTATTTCACTATATAGCTGATGCTGCAACTGAAATGCAAATGGTTTATCCTGGTACTAACATGACCTTGATTGCCGTTGGTGGTTTGAATGGAACAAACAAGATTGTTGCCGGTTCTTTGTCTAACTTCTTTTTAGGTACTGACCTTGCAAACGAAGAAGAGGATGTAAAGATTTGGTATTCTCAAGATAACGATGAAGTTCGTTTCCGTTTAACTTTTGCTTATGGATGTCAAGTTGCATTCCCAGCTGAAGTTGTTTATTTCACCCTTTAATCTAAGGTAGGATGGCTTGTTTATTAACATCAGGATTTACCCTTGATTGCAAAGAAGCAATCGGGGGTATCAAAAGCATCCACCTAATCAGTTGGACTGCATCAAAGTTTACCGTTGTTAGTGGTGTAGTTACTGCAACAACTGTTGTGAGCGGTGATGTATACACTTACGAGCTACCGAAAGCAACCGGCTCAATGACAAACACCACAAATGTTTCGATTGAAAACGGCACATCTTTCAACCAAGCCGACATTGCGTTCAAACTTCGCAGATTGTCAACCACCAAGCGTAACGAAATGAAGTTACTTGCACAAGGTCGTTGCTATTGCATCGTGAAAACGAACAACGATGAGTATTGGTTGGCTGGTAAGGACTTGGGTTGTGATGTGACTGCAATGGTCAGCAACACGGGTACTGCTATGGGAGATTCTACTGGATATGAGGTGACTCTATCTGCCATTGAAGCTGAAGCACCATTCTTGCTTCAAGCATCGGTAGTAACCACATTGGGCATTTAATTCTGCTTGATTCATAGAGAGAGAGGGTGGGCATTTGCTCACCCTTTTTTGTTACATAAAAGACAACTCGCTATTTTATTAAGATGTTGGTAATTGACAAAGCGGAATCAAAGAATTGGTATGTAACTCTGACCGAGAAAGTCACGATTGCAAACCCTTATTTCTTGTTTGCGTTCACTCATCGTGTGACCAATGAATTGACAACGGTCATCTTGACTGACATTTCAACACAAACGGAGAGATACAACAAATTTGCAGTCATTGAAGGTGCAACATTCAACCTTGATGCCGGTGAATTTGAATATGTAATCTACGCACAAACATCTTCAACCAACTTGATTCCAGCATCGGCAAATGAAGAGGTTGAACGGGGTGTATTGAAAGTTGAATTTGATGTTGTTCGCACATCATACGAAGTCACTCTCAACGAGAAGATCTATGAGATTGAAGAACCCACACAAATCATCTTAATGTTGCTTGAAAATGGGTCATTCCTTCTTCAAGAGGACGGAAGTAAAATCATAATATAATGGCAGACAAAAGAATATCAGAACTCGTCACGATTGCAACGGTTGACCTTGCGATGGATTTATTTCCGATTGTTGATACATCAGCGGCGGAAACAAAGAAGATAACACCAACTGCATTGAAGACGGCATTGTCGTTGAACAATGTTGACAACACAACGGATTTAACAAAGCCAATTTCAACTGCAACTCAAAGTGCATTAGATGGAAAACAAACAAGTTTAATATCAGGCACAAATATCAAGACGATTAATTCAGTGACAATTCTTGGTGGTGGGAATTTAGCAGTAGCACCAGCAACGGCAATCAATGCAACGGCAATTGCAACTGGAATTGTTGATAATACTGAATTTGAATATCTAAACGGAGTTACATCATCAATTCAAGTTCAACTTGATGCAAAACAGCCAACAATTACTGGAGCAGCATCAACAATTGCTTCAACAGATTTGGGTGCGTCAAGAGCATTGGTATCAAATGCACTTGGAAAAGTCGCAGCCGCAACAACGACAGCAACGGAAATTGGGTATGTCAATGGTGTGACTTCAGCAATTCAAACTCAAATTGATACGAAGACAAACAAACTGATAGTAACCAACCGCCAAACGGCATCGTATACTTTGGTTTTAGGTGATGCTGATAAGTTGGTAGAGATTAACAATGCAAGTGCAAATAACTTGACAATACCTTTGAATAGTTCAGTAGCATTTGCTACGGGTACACAAATACTTTTGGCACAATACGGAGCAGGTCAAACCACCATCGTTGCCACAAGTGGCGTAACCGTCCGAAGCAACGGGGCAAAGTTGAAATTAAACGCTCAGTATTCGGGTGCAACTTTGATTAAGATTGATACGAATGAGTGGTATTTATTTGGAGATATAGCATCGTAATATGATACTTTCAACACACGGTATTGTTGGTTCGCAAATCCAATCCTTTGTGGGTTTATTAGATACATACCCAAATGCTGCGGCTGCTTACTCAGTTCGTAAATTAAGAGCAGGGTACACGGGTAGTGCAATAAAGGTAAGGAGGTCAAGTGATAACACAGAGCAAGACATTGGATTTACCGCATTGGGCAACCTTGACGAATCCGCACTTACTACTTTTTGTAGTGGTACAAATGGATTTGTAACAACTTGGTACGATCAAAGCGGAAACGCTAATAATTCAACACAAACAACAGCAGCAAATCAACCGCAAATCGTGAGTAGTGGTGCTGTGATAACAGTAAATTCTAAACCTGCTACAAATTTTACAAATGCAAACACTGTAGGTATGGATTTCACTCAATTAGCACTAACAAATTTTACAATTTTATGGGTAAGTAAAAAAGCGACTGCTGTAGGATCTGCGAGTATTATTTTAACAGGATTACCCGGAGGGGCAAATTATTGTGGTGATGATGTTGATTTAGAAGGAAATCCAAGTTTAAGGGCAATAAGTACCCCGGTCATTAGTTTAACTACATTAAATACAAGTCCTACTGGTGTAGCAAAATTGAATCAGCATTTAGCATATTTAAATCGTAGAAGCGCCAATCAAGCAGTTGGACAATTTAATAATTCAAGTAATTCCTATAATAATGGTACAACAAATACTTTTACTATTAAATCTATTGCTCTATATGGATCCGGTTATAATTTTGTAGGTAATTTACAAGAAATTATAATATACTCAAATGATCAAAGTGCAAATAGAACGGGAATTTCAAACAATATAAACACATACTATGCAATCTATTAAGGGCTACCAATACAACACTGAACAAGAAGCAATCACCGCCCGTGAGTTGTGTGATACTTACTACGGCATCCCTGTTGCTCCCGATGATGTAACACGGAATTGGGTTGACTATCAGTTTGCAGAATTGAACACACCGCAATTTTGGTATATTGTTTTTGATGAATCACTTTCCGCCATACTTGGAACACCGATTGAGTTTGAAGTTGTAACCCCACCATTCCCGATATGAAACTAAGCGGTCGTAGTTGGATCGCTTTGATAATTGCGTCAGTCATTATGCTGACCTTTCTTTCCGTGCAGTCAGCACTTGTTTTCAAATACATCGAGCCGACCTATACATCGGCTCTTTTTGGCTATTGGTCAATTATTGCCTTTATACCTTTTTTCTATTTTGTTGTGATTGAGTTCGTCAGAAAAGCACGACATAAATTTCAATCAATAGACGATACATTCAACGCCATTGATGCCAGTAACATCCTATTGGAGTTTGACAAGGATGGCACAATTACAAAAGCAAATCCAAAGTTCTACACAGTTCTCGGCTATGATGACATTATTGGACAATCGCACAAAGTTCTTGTTGCGGATTTTGTTCAATCACAATGGCAGTCG